GTATAAACCATTTCATAAAACACTTTTAAGTTTAACTTTTATTTCTTTATGAGCATCAACAAAACCTTTTTCTTTTACAAGATCAGCAATGTCTTTGCTACTGTCTAACCATGTGCCGGAAATGTTATACAGCTCTTTGTACTTATGAACTGCATTATGTCCTGCAACATCATTATCAAATAAAGTTACAACTTTTTTATAATTTTTCTTAAAATTTTCAATCATATAAGGTTTTATTACAGTATTCTCTGAGTCAGGTGCAATAACTTCAATGTTGTATCCAAATTGTTTTAGACACATTGCATCTTTCAAAGAAGAACATATAACAAGATAAGGTTGTTTAAATTCTAATTGATCTAATCCTTGAAGCCAAGGTTTAACTTTAATAAATTTAAACTTCTTATTTCTTGGTTGATAAATTTTATAAACTTCACCTACACTAGCCCAATATCCATATATATAAGGTTGTTGTATAGTAATTCTGTCATTTTCTTTAACCATATGATAATAATCTATAGCTGTTACATTGTATTTATTTAATATATCTTCACCAATATTAAATTGTAACCAAAATTTCTTATCATAATTATTCCATGCTCTTACTACTACACCATCAACTTTATACTTTGCTTCTGGTTTTAATGTAGACTGTGTATATACACCTTTATCTGTAATAAACTTATTATAGTCTTGACCTATTTTAAATACAGCTTTAGAATAATCTATATTGAATAGCTCTTTAACTAAATCAATTCTATTACCACCTTTACCTGTAGAAAAATCTTTAAATTTATATTGACCCTTGTCTACAAATACCCACATGCTTGGAGTTCTTTCTGATGGATGAAATACAGATTTAATCTGCACATTCTGTCCATTTAGTCTTTCTGGTAAATCCAGATAGAACTCAAACACCCATGTACTTGGAACTTTAGATCCATCCAATATGAGATTCTTTGTACTTATCATGGCTAATAGAAAAAGGGAGGTACTTGATTAAACCCCCCTTTCTCCTGTTAACTTAATAATAACTAATTATTAAAGCTCAAAATCAGAACCTGATCCTGAGTTTGCTTTGAATGGTGTTTCATCATTAGAAGTCTCTTTCTTAACTAAAGCTTTTACATGCACAGCACGATCAAACTTAAGTAATCTAGAATTTTCTTTATCTAATGCTTCCATTGCAATTCCATCTTTAGATATACGTGGTAAATAAAGATCATTATTTACATAACCTTCTTTATTTTCCCACTCACGGCCACCAATGCACATATTAATAAGCTTAGAACCACCCATTAATCCATCACATTCAGTCATAAACTCTTCTATAGTTTGTGCTTCAATAGAATCTAATCCATCTCTCATATCTAATGTTTCAGCAAGAGTAATCATATGCTTTAAGATCTCTTGATCTCTACTAATTTCTCTACCACTTGGTAATGTAGTATCTTTAAATGGAAAAGGACTAATCCTTACTCTACCAATTTGACCGTCATATCTACCTTTAGATTGATCATTATAGTCTCTAAAGAAACCTTCAAAGTCACCTCCAATAGGTGCAGTTTCTACATGTAAATGTATATTGTATGACTCTGAATCATACGGTGTTTGATCTAATGTAATAGAATTAATCTTTACTACATGGTTACCTGGATCTAATACAGGCTTTGTGCGTCCGCTTCCAGCAGACATGTCTTTAGTATTTAGCATAACTTTATTTTTTACTTCATTCATTTTTATTAATTTTCATATTCAATAATAGCATCTTTAACAACCTTTAATGAATTGTTTATACGTGCATCAGCAAACATACCGTCTGGTGACTTACAAGTATTTTCTCCATTATTAACTGTTTCAAATACGTAACTTAATTTATCATCTTCTCCTTTGACAACTTTGCCAAATAGAACTATAGAGAACAAACCTTCCAAAGTTAAAGCATTATCTATCATTTTACCTACAGTTTTTGCTTTTACTTTTCTGTGTCCATTCACATCTGTTGATTCTTCAGAGTGTGTAAGAAAGAATATATATAAGTCATCTCTCATATCTTTAGGCATCTTAGCAACTTGTGCAAGATTCTTTGCAATAGAGGTAAACTTATCATAACCTTTTTCATCAGCTCTATCAAAGTACTCAAAGCTGGACATATACTGCCAGTCATCAATTACTAGATTTTTAATATGAGGCATCTTGTCATTAACATGCATCATAGCTTTCATAATCCCTGCAGCTGTAGCTGTAGCAGCCATATTACCTTTTGGATTATCTTTACCAATCATTGCATAATTTTTTTTCCATCCTTTGAATGGTAAAGGTTTATTAGCAATGTTAATTATAAACGTCTCTTTAGGATCTAAATCCCTAATTGATGTTGATTTACCTGACCCGGAGTCAGCTATAACTAATACAGATTGTGCCATTTTATTTACTTAATTTTTGGTTTATACTTAATAACGCTCTTTCAATTCCTTTAAGAACATCTACTATATCTCTTTCATCTGGATTTTTAATTGCAACTTTTTCTTCAATTGCACTTGATCTATCAGTTACATCATTAATAACTTTAAGTTCACTTACAGGTACAATATGTCTCTCAAATCCTGAACTACTAATAACTTTTTCATATTCTTCAGCCCAATGCTTATTATGCTTTAGTAAATACAGTGTTCTTTTAGGATCTTCTGATTCATATTCAATACTTACAAATTCAGTAAATATATCTTTACCTTTTTGAAATTCACTTGGAAAGAATGATACATGTAGTTCATCTTTACCGGATGGCCTGTATGCCATCTTAGGAATATATAATGCATTTGTATTATCTGTTCTTTCAAAATAATTTAAATGCTCTTTTTTTAATTCTAATACTTTTGCTTTACGCTCTTGTGGTGTCATATATTATCTTCTTTGTTGTTGAGGTGGTGTATCCATCTCAGTTATTTGCATTCTTTCAAATTGTGCTTTGAAGAAACTCATACGTGTATCACCATTTCTTGCTTTTAGAAAGTGTAATACAAGAGTTCTATCATCTTCTATTATATATCTATCAGGACCATAATATCTAATCTTTTGTTTAGCAGGACGGTTAATACCAATCAAAGTATCAGCATGTTGTAGCATTGCATCTGAACCAAATATATCTGATTCTAATACATAGTTACCATACTTACCATCTTGTGCTCTGTCTGGATTATCTATATTCCTATTTAATTGTGACAAACATATAAACATACAAGGATAGTCTCTTTTACATTGTGTAAAGAACTCACCTAATTCAAATAACATATCTAATCTGTTATTCTGATAAGGTGCTCTCTTTACTAAAATACTATGATCAAGAGTTATAATAGTTTTTTTACCTTGATGTATATTCATATAGATATCTACTTGATCTCTCATTTGATTTACAGTCATTGGTGTAGTAATTATATCTACAGGACTTTTAACTCTATTCTTTGCATACGCATGACATTTATCAAACGTATCTTTTTGTAAAGTTGATCCTGCACTACATAATTCTTTGTATGTTTTACCAGTTAAAGATGAAAATTCTCTTAATGCTGATGTTCTACCAACCATTTCAAAGCTAAATTCTAATACTCTATACTCTTCAGCTGGATTTAGAATGAAAGATTCTCTTACTATCTGATCCTTGATCAAAGTTTTACCTGATCCAGGTCTTCCCCCGATGACTGTAAGAGTATTCCATTCTAATCCATCTGTAATAGCATCATTAAACTTAGGCCATGGAGTTTGTATAGATTTCTCTTTACCACTCTGCCTAGCAAGCATATATTTCAGTGCTTCATTAAAAGACTGATATTGTCCATCCCATGCTGGTTTAATCTTACTCATACTACTTTCTCTTTAAAATGATCCTTAGTTTCTGGTTCAATTCCATCTCTAATCATATCACAATAGTCAGCTAACTCAGAATGTTTTACTTTATGTTTATCTTGTTTACAAATAAAGTATTGACTTGTCTTCATATACATATAATCTTTATCTCTATACTCATTTGTATACATTACTGTTGCTTGTGCAACCTCATCCCATGTATAATCATAAGTATCAAAGAACCATCTAAATGCATTTTCTAATGTTTTAACATTTTGTCTAGCTGGTTTACCACTTGGCAACTTACCCGCAGGAAATGCTTCTCTATATAGTTTAAGCATTTCAGCATAACCTTTACCAAGTAATTGTGTAGTAGTTCTTTTCTTTGCCACTCTAAAGTACTGATCATATTTAACACATAAACTTTTACCTTTTTTAGTTAAAATTAACTTGTTATTTTTATCATATACTGCTAACTCTAAACTAAATAGTTGTCCTGCATCTTCTTGCTTAACGCCATTAGGAAAGAAAGTAATACTATTCTTTATCCCATACAAGAGAAGTAATTGGTTCGGTGTAAGCTTGTCTTTTAACATCTTCTGGAATAGTTCTAACATAATTTCTAATATTTTCTTTTAATTTATTATAAGCCTGACAAACTATAGGGTCACCTATATCTAACAAACTTTTAACTTGTCTAATACTGTGTAATACACTAGCATGATGTTTATTAATATGGGATCCTGTGTACTGTAAAGTAAATCCCATCTTATTACATATGTAGCAAAAAAGTTGTTTGAATACTACAAACTCTCTAATTCTACATTCTTTACCCAAAGACCTCCATCCTTTAAATTCAGGATATAATTGTCTCATTGTTTCTAATACTAGTTTTTCTAGTATTTCTATAGTTTTAATCTGATGTGCCTCTTTCATTGCAATTATTTCATCTTCCCATTGCTTAACACTAAACACAACGCTAGACTTATCACTGACTAAAATATTTAAATATTTCTTATATTTGTTTTCAAATTTTTTTTTAAATGACTGTATATCATTAGTCATCTCAATCATATCTTCTTTAAACATAATATGTGGTTTGCAAAGATAACAAAAATTGTGTATCTTTAATTATATAATTATAAAAATTTATAGCTATGGCTAAGAAAAAATCATCACCAAAATCAAAAGAAAAAAAAGTATCTAATGTACCTGATCCAATAGATTTAACTAATGAAGATAGACAAAAGACAGTTGATAAAATAAATAAACTTAAATCTTCTGAAGTAATGACTTTACCTGATGAAGCTGTTGTAAGTATACCAGTATCAGGATCTTATCATAAAGCATTAGAAGGTTTATTCTTTTACTTAATGGAGCCAATGAATGCATCTGAAGTTCTTCATATAATGAATAACATTAAGAATAACTTTGAAGGTGTACCAGAAGAAAAGATTTCAAACAGACAGCGTGCTATTTGGACTATTATGACATTATTGTCTGAGATTCAATGGCAGGCTGATGCTCAAGGAAAATTAGTCAAAACTGAACAAAAAGTTAGTAATCTTGTTCAAAATCTTTTAGCTGGTGTTGATGGTGCTTCAGGTGCAGTAGCTGCAACTGTTGAAGCAATGAAAAAATCTAACGAAGATTAACCCCCGTAAAATCCCCCATTTCAATTAAGGACTGTATAACTAAATTTAATTCTTGTTTACTGCAGTCCTTAAATGATTTACAATATTCTTGTTTATCTCTTACAAAACATAAACCTGTTTTTCTTTTAGCTTCAAGTTTAAGTTCTGCAAATGTGTGACCTACTTCATTTGCTAATTCTCTGATCATAGCATGGATCTTTGCAAGTTGTGCATTAGTTCCATCCTCTCCAGCTACACTAACAAATATCTCTACCTTTGTACCTTCAGGTAACTCTTTAATCCAATTTTTATAAAGAGTACCTTTAGCTTTTATAGTGTGAACTAGATCACCATCTACCTTTTTTAATATTGAAAAGAAGTTATTTTTCATATACTTTAATTCTAATTCTATTAGTAAACTTATTAAAGTAATGTTTACATACAACTCCTGTTTCTAGTTTAATAGTTTCAATAAGTATTTCATTTTTAAAACTATTTAGTATCCAATTTTTAAATTGTTTAAATATTCTCATGATAATCAGTTATTTCTTTTTCTAATTCATACATAGTTTCTGGACATAATTCATAGAAAAAATCAGACATATCTACAGGTTCATCAGTAGATACATTAACGTGTTCATTCCATAAATAAATAGCAAGTACTTCTATTGTTGATCCTGTACCAGGATGATCATGTGTAGCTTCTTCAGCTGGTATATAATTATAGTCTATTTCTAAATCCCATTCATTTATTGTTTTTGTATAAGTCTTCAACATGTTTTCTGTATTCTTTTTCTTTTAATATTTTCTTAAGATATTCTGCAGGAGTTCCCTCCCATTTTTCATTTTTCATTTGGATGTAAATGTTTTTCATTTTTCCCATTACTTATTCTTTTTTTAATCCAACAATCTATTTGTGTGCATACATACATACCTGCACAGAAGGATGCTGCCATTGCTAAGAGGGCAGCAACTCCTATAACATAAATTTCTATCATCTCCATCTTTGTATATTATTTTTAACTTTCCTACTAAAATATCTTCTTAGAGATTCAGGACAGTCATATTCCCAATAACCATCTCTGTGTACTATAATGCTATAATCATGCATAAGTTCAATATCATATGTAGGATTCTCAAATGTTGCAACAACGCGAGGTTTACCATAATCATTAAAGTATGGAGCTTGATAGTTTCTTCTTCTACTTTCAAGTACCCACTCATCTCTTCTTGGTATATATCTAAAGTGTAACTCTAATACAGTGTTGTCACTCCAACCATAGTCATTATAATAATAGTTTGGTCTATTGTTATTACCTATCACATCTAGTAGTGCCATACCAAACCAAAAATTATAGTTAGGTTTATGAACATGATGGTTATGGTGTTTACCTTTATGACCATGTTTATTCTTATGCTTTGGCTTCTGTGCAAAACTAATACTAGTTATTAGTAATGCTAATAAAATTATTTTTTTCATTTATTTAACGGATTATAAAATTTAACTTTAGTTTGATCAAATGTGCTA